ATGAACAACGTCCTTGAGGCGTTACAAGAAGACTTCAAGCTGTTCTTACAAGCTTTATGGGGACAGCTTGATCTTCCTACGCCGACACGCGCACAATACGCAATCGCTGACTACTTACAACACGGTCCTAAACGTCTACAGATTCAAGCCTTCCGAGGAATCGGTAAATCTTGGATTACTGGTGCGTTTGTTCTTTGGACTCTATTTAAAGATCCTGAAAAGAAAATCATGATCATCTCTGCATCTAAAGAACGTGCAGACAATATGTCAATCTTCCTGCAGAAATTAATCATTGAAACACCCTGGTTGGTACATTTGCGCCCTAAATCTGATGACTCCCGGTGGAGTCGTATCTCATTCGATGTTAATTGTTCCCCTCACCAAGCACCTTCTGTTAAATCAGTCGGTATTACTGGCCAGCTTACCGGTAGTCGTGCTGATTTAATGATTCTGGATGACATTGAAGTTCCCGGCAACTCAATGACAGAAATGATGAGGGAGAAACTTCTTCAATTATGTACAGAGGCTGAATCTATCCTTACTCCTAAAGATGATAGTCGAATCATGTACTTAGGGACTCCCCAGACCGTGTTTACGGTCTATAGAAAGCTCGCAGAACGTAACTATAGACCTTTCATTTGGCCAGCACGTTTCCCCCGCTCATTGGCTAATTACGAAGGTCTCATAGCTCCTCAATTACAAGAAGATATAGATCAAGGTTCAGAACCTTGGAATGTAACTGACCCCGATAGATTTAATGATGAAGACCTTATTGAACGTGAAGCAGCAATGGGCCGAAGCAATTTCATGCTTCAGTTCATGCTTGATACTTCCCTTAGTGACGCTGAAAAGTTCCCCCTTAAAATGGCTGACCTTATCGTCACTAGCGTTAACCCCACAACTGCTCCTGACTCCATCATCTGGTGCTCAGATCCGAGAAATATCATACGGGATGCTCCAACTGTCGGATTACCTGGAGATTATTTCTACAGTCCAATGCAGCTCCAAGGAGAATGGGAACCTTACCAAGAAACAATCTGCTCAGTTGATCCGTCGGGTCGAGGCTCGGATGAGACGGCAGCATGTTATATCTCCCAACGAAACGGTTTTCTGTACGTGCATGAAATGCGTGCTTACAGAGACGGATACTCAGACAATACGCTTCTGGACATTCTAAGAGGTTGTAAGAAATTTAATGTCACTAAATTAGTAATCGAAACAAACTTTGGTGATGGTATCGTTGCTGAACTATTTAAAAAACACTTAATTCAAACTAAACAAGGTATAGATGTTGAAGAAATCAGAGCAACAGTACGTAAAGAACAACGTATCATTGATACTTTGGAACCCGTGCTTAATCAGCATCGGCTTGTTATGGATCGCTCTGTTATTGATTGGGACTACAACTCCAACAAAGATGCTGCACCCGAATCTAGACTCCTCTACATGCTCTTCTACCAAATGAGTAGAATGTGCCGTGAAAAAGGTGCCGTTAAACATGACGATAGACTTGATTGTCTTTCACAAGGTGTTCAATACTTCACTGATGCAATGGCTATATCCGCTCAAGAACAAGTCAATACTCGTAAACGTGAAGAGTGGTTAGACATGCTTAGATCAACCATAGAAGACCCTCAAGGGTCCGCAAATCACCTTGTATTGGGCCTAAATAAAGAGCAAAGACAACTAGCTAGACGTAACTCTGAAAACACTGTCCCTAACTGGGTTTAGCCAGCACCCTGCCTTATACAGGGGGAGAGAGGGTGGACTCGAACTCTGTACTGGGGAAAGGAGACAATCCTTCCCCTTTAGTAATGTCCCATGAATGGACATTCTGTAAGCACTGACACTAATTAGTTAGTTAATTAGTTAATTAAACTAGTTAATGAATCAATCAAGCGTTAGTAATACATGATGATACAGATCATCCCTAAATGATGATACAGATCATCCCTTATTATACAGCTAGTAAATGAAACCAGAACAATTTGAAGGTAATACTCAATACATGAGGTACGAATATCACCGTGTTAGAGAAGGTCCGAATTACTTTGTTAGTTACTATAAAAACTCATCTCGTCTGCATTATGATCCTAAGGAGTGTTGGAGAACCTTAGCTCAAGCTAAATTCACTGATAGTGGTAAAGCACTGAAAGAATGGTGTCTCCTGATGGATGAGTCTTACGGGGTTCCACAGCGTGAGAAGTGGAAAACTGATGTAACGCTTGAAGATGGGCGTGTTGATACGTCTTTTGCTTCTGAAGTACAGAATGAAGAAGAGAATCCGTGTGAAAATACAAAGATGGTGACGTAGATTTTTGGCATAATTTTGTCAACCCATATACGTAGGGGCGGGGACGCAAATTTACCCCCATACGGGGGTGTTTGCCCCGCACGCGACTGATAGTGGCGTGCAAAACACTGCTAAGTAACACGAATACGTTACTAATACGTGCCGCTATCTTTTACTCAATCAACACCAATCTGTCGGCGTTACAATACTTTACAAACATATTGCGTCACTAAGTATAGTCACACTCATCAGGGATACATAATACGTTAAGAATGGTTAAGTAATTAGAATTAAACAGAGTGAATACTATTCTAATTACATTGCGACTAACTAAATATATTTAACTGAGCCACGATACTCTAACCTGTCCATATGTGAAGAGATATGACAGGAACGGTAGAACCGCGTCAATCCATGCAATGATGGACATCAAGAGGGAAGGAGCATCGTCTCTCCTCCACAAGTGGACAATCGTCGAACCGTCCATTTCCTCTTGCGAAATCCAGCGTTTTCTGCAATACTGGATTGTACTCAAAAAAAGGAGAACATTTGAACTCAACTCAACTCAGTTCAAAAGACAGAAAGATTCTCATCAGTTCTTTAATTGGTGAATATCAATATCTCTGTCACGATGATCCTGATGATGATGACATGACGCCAGCTCAACATCATTCATTACTGAATACTTACAGTGATGAAGAATTAATAGCTGACTCTGATTTATTTGATTCAGCGTTCACATCAATTGAAGATTATTACGACTTCTATTCTTCTTACATTCCTGAGGAATATCAAGTTAACTAATCATCAATCTATCCACAAGTGAACAAACTATTATCTCACTAAGTCTCTTCGGAGATTTTCTGAGGTATTACTTACCTCACTCTTCCACAATCACCAAGGACGCAACAATGTTCAATCCATTCGCTATCAACACAATCAAACGTCCATCCACAGCTATCAATGAAATCAGCACTAGCTTACTCAATGGTGAGGTATGTGTTGAGTACAGCAACGGTAAAATCTATGTGTACACTAACGTGTCACGCAGAGCTATTCTAAATCTCTTACTTCAAGAGAACATGTCACTTGGTTTCTGGGTTAACCATAACCTGCTTTATTGCGATTCTAAGTGTGCAACTAACGGTAGCTGTGAAAGCATCTATAAGTACAACATGCGTTATGCCATGTCTTGATTAACATTAACAATCAACCACACTCACTAACTTTTTCCGCTATGACTTCTGAATCTACAGTGTTACTTACTGGTGCAGAGCGTGACAACTACATCAAAGAACATTTCCCCTCTTCTTTACCACTCACTGGTGAGGACTTACTTACCTTAGTGAATGAAGCAAACGCTTCATATGAAAGGCAAGGCATCCCACCTAATAAAGCTCATATGGCGCGTGTTGCTGGATATGAGAAAGACGGCAAGATTAAATGGACTGATTTTTATATGGCATTGATGGAAGCTAAAGGAATGCCAACTTCAGACACTGATGATAAAGAATATGATGACTGGCATAATTCACTTGAAGAGCAAGACAAAGAGTTAATCGATGAGATTCAAGAAAGATGTGGTGACTTTAGTCTTTACACTCCTGAGGAATGTCGTGAGTTTATGGATGAACTGAGCGACTATGGTATTACTACAGCATCACAGTTTTCGGATGCTTTAATGTATTCTACCGACAATAGTTATAACTCTGGAGCTGAGTTTGCAGAACGCGAAGCTGAATCATATGGTTTCACTACCTTTATCGATATGCCTTGGATTGTCATCGATTGGCAGGCAAGCTGGGATCGTAACTTAAGGCATGATTATTCAACAATTGAATTTAAAGGCATTACTTATTTCTTTCACCATTACTTCTGATTATCTTCTAATACTAAATCCATCCACTTGTGAATTAGTAATACTAACTGCTTGTCTATTAGTATTACTTTTCCACAATTTCCACACTCATCA